AGCTTTCTTGAAGCAAGATCAGATGATGGTGCTTCTTTTGATTGGCAACCTCCTGGTAGTGCTGTTGCTTACAAATGGATATGCCTTCAATGGACTAAAAGAATACCTTTTTTAAATAGGGCTAGTTTAAATATGACGTTCCAGCAAGTATTTGAACCCTAATGGCTACCCCTGTATCAGAATTACAGAAGATAAATCCTAGTAATATTATTGAGCTTTTTCAGCTTGAACTTATTACTGCTATTCATGGATCTAATACAAAGTATTATTTTCATAATGGAGTGAATGAAAA